TTCGGTGCGCTTCTCTCGTTTATCTAAGCTAGGATTGAATATCCCCCACAGCTCACAGCCCCGATATTTATAGTCATTGTCATTTATGACGTTTAAGGAGAACTCTGCGGTACGCTACGTTTATCTGCATCTGTCGAAGCTACATTTGCAAGGGCTGGGTAATGGCCCCGTAAGAATCAATATAGACTAATTTACCCTATTGTGCAAGACATTTATTATGCTATACTCAGATATGAATGAGATATATAAAGGGTTGACAAATGGAATTGATGTTGATTGGAACTAGTACCGTCTTGCTAGTTGCTCTTATTGTGTATTATGTGAAGACTGCTTTTAATGAAATAGACCGTTTAGATAAAGAAAATGATTTAGAGGACATAGATTATGGCTGCTAGTGATTACAATAACTTCTTAGTAAGGCTGACACCTAAGAGCAGAGCATTGCTTGATATTGCCAGTCGTGAATTAGAGATGCCTAGGGCGCACATTATTAATAACGCCTTAAAGTCTTATTTGAATAAATACAATGATGGTAGTTTAAACGAGCGTATAAACAGGTTAGCTAAATGATATTGACCCTGCCGTACCCACCATCGGTTAATACTTACTGGAGAGCAAATGGCAAACGACGATTCTTATCAAAAGCTGGTGTGGAGTTTAAACAAGCTGTTCAGGAGTATGTTATTGATAATTCAATTCCTAAGTTTGGCAGTGTTCGCCTTCGCATGGATGTGGTTATTCGCCCTCGTAGTCGTCGCATATTCGATATTGACAATCTTCTCAAAGCTATCCTCGACTCGTTGATGGATGCTGGGGTCTATGATGATGACAGTCAGGTAGATGATTTACGCATAACGCGTGGTGACCCATGTAAAGATGGCGCTTGTATTGTAGTAATAGAGGAAATAAATGGCTGAGACAGAAGATACGCGTAAGATTAAACGCATACCGTCATTAAAAAACTACGGTGGTGTGCGAACTATACAGAAGACATTAGAACGCTCTGCAACGCTAGAGGCTAATCGTGAGGCCGTCGCCTATGCACTGTTAACCATGGCTAACACAAACCTTACTGACATTATGAGTTGGGATGAAAATGGGAACATTAAAGTTAAGGCGTCGAAGGACATTCCGGAGCATGCACTACAGGCGATTAAGAGTATTAAATCGAACACTAGATATGACAAGGATGGTAACGCTACGACGACATTGGATATTGAGTTATTCGATAAAATCGGTGTACTCAGGTTATTGGCGAAAGCATCTGGTCTCCTTGACCAAGCCCAAGAAAGTGATAAGCCGTCAGTCATTGGCGTAAATATTGTGGCTCCAGACCCTATAGACGCAGAGGTAGTAGATGGCCAAGAATAAAGAACAAAGCGGCAAACAGGTTTCCTTTGATGGCTTAAACCTAAACTTCAGTAAAAGTCCAGAGGTATACAGGTTTTTGCAAGACGATTCCTTTGTGCAAGGCTTAATGGGGCCTGTAGGTAGTGGCAAGTCCTACGCTTGCTGCGCCAAGATATTCATTAAAGCGCTACAGCAGAAGCCATCCCCTGTGGATAACATTCGATACACGCGTTTTGCCGTAGTGCGTAACAGTTATCCTATGTTAAAGACGACTACCATCAAGACATGGCTAGACTTGTTCCCAGAATCCACGTTTGGCCCACTGCTTTGGACTCCGCCTATTACCCACCATATCCGTTTGCCTGCAAAAGGTGAGGCTGCTGGTGTAGATTGCGAAGTTATCTTCTTAGCGTTAGACCAACCTAAAGATGTGCGTAAGTTGCTATCGTTAGAGCTGACTGGTGCGTGGGTAAACGAGGCGCGTGAGCTACCAAAGGCTGTAATTGATGGGCTTACACACAGGGTTGGCCGTTATCCTACTAAACGTGATGGTGGCGCTACATGGCATGGCGTATTCATGGACACCAACCCTATGGATGACGACCATTGGTGGCACAGAGTAGCAGAGAAAGAAAAAGTAACTGGCGCATACGCTTGGAAATTCTTTAATCAGCCCGGTGGCGTAATAGAAGTTGACCCATCTGACTTGCCTGACAATCCTGAAGCCAATGACCACATATTTGCGTCTGGTCGCTGGTGGAAAATTAACCCTAAAGCAGAGAACTTAAACAATCTGCCTGCTGGTTACTACCCACAGATGCTTGGTGGTAAGAACTTAGACTGGATTCGCTGTTATGCAGAGGGTAAATACACCTATGTGCAAGAAGGTCGCCCTGTATGGCCAGAGTATAACGACCAAATGATGTCTGCTACCGTAGAATACGACGATTCACAGCCAATACAGATAGGTTTGGACTTTGGTTTGACGCCTGCAGCAGTGATTGGACAGCGTTTATCTAATGGCAGATGGGTTGTATTGCATGAAATAGTCACAGAAGACATGGGGCTAGAGCGTTTTGGTCAGCAATTGCTTGCAGAATTGAACGCTAGATACCCTAAAGCACAAGTAATGATGTGGGGCGACCCTGCTGGTATGCAACGAGATGCCATTTATGAGGTCACAGCCTTTGATTATCTGCGTACACTAGGGCTAAGAGCGCAACCAACGCACTCAAATGACTTTAAAGTACGTCGTGAAGGCGCTGCTGCCCCAATGCAACGACTAATTGATGGTAAGCCTGGCTTGATTGTGGACACTTCATGCAAGATGTTGCGTAAATCACTAGCTGGTGGGTACCATTTTAAGCGTGTTTCTGTAGGCGCAGGGCAAGAACGGTTCCGTGATGCACCAAATAAGAACGAACACTCACACGTTGGCGACGCATTTGGCTATTTAATGCTAGGTGGTGGCGAACATAAGCGTATGACACGTAATCCACTAGCCTCTAGTGGCCCTATATTTGCAAGAACAGTGATGAGCGACTTCGATGTATTTAAGTATTAAAGACCTAAACGATAATCTACCTAAAGTTAAAGGCGTTATCTTTGCGCCGTTTGCTATAGAGCATGCCATGAACATTGCTGCTGGAGAATTTGCTGGTTATTCAGCGCAACGCATCATTGGCGTCAAGGCTTTGTTAGAAACTCAATCACAATACGGATTTGCTTTTACTTGCTTTTTGTATGGTGAGCCAGTCGCCTGTTTTGGCTGTGTTCCACTGTGGAAAGGGGTTGGAGAGATGTGGTCTGTCATCGGAGACGTAGCAAGAACTCGGCCAATTGCCATGACTAAGATAGGAATTACAGTGGCAGATATATGTGAGATAGCTATGGGCTTGCATAGATTGCAAATAACTGTTAAAACATCGGATGCGCGTGCTATTTCTTGGGCTAAAGCTATCGGCTTTATATCTGAGTGTACTATGGAAGCGTATAGCGACGATAAACTTGATTATGATTTAATGGTTAGGAGATAGGAATGGGTAAACTTATTGGCGGTGGTGGTGGCGCAGCGGCAGCGGCAGCTCAAGAGCAATTAAAGCAATCACAAGCTGACACAGAGAAGATGCGTGTGCAAGCTGAAGAAGAAAAGCGTGACCTAAATGAGCAGATAGCATCTAAGCGTTTAGCTCGTGCGCGTGGTGGTTCACGTTTGTTATTGTCTGAATCTAGGTTAAACCCTGAAGAAGGCTTAACTCCATCAACAACTCTAGGAGCATAGCATGGGGAAAGTTATTGGTGGTGGTAAACCTGCTGGTGGTGGTAACCCTGCTGTTGCTGAAGTAAAAGCTACGCCTAACATGGCTTCTGTTGCTCAACAAGCTGTAAATGAAGCGTCAAGTAGAACTATGGCAGAAGAACTAGCGGCTAAAAAGACGGCTCGTACTCGTGGTGGTTCTCGTATGTTGCTTTCAGCAGAGAGGCTTAACGCGCAAGAAGGCTTATCAGCAGCAAGCACATTAGGGGGCTAGCATGAAAGAGACATCTAAAATGCAAAAGAAAGTGGCTAAAGTTATGCGTGAGTATAAAGCTGGCACACTTAAATCTAGTTCTGGCGACAAAGTAACTAGCCATGACCAAGCCGTAGCCATAGCAATGAGTGAAGCTGGCATACCTAAGAAAGGTAAATAATGGCTATACAAGTTGAACGCGAATCCATAAGCACTAAGTCTAGGTTTGTATCGCCGACCTATACAGACAAGGATGGTGTGCAACAAGTCATTGGCTCTGATAGGTCAATGCCTACGATTGACGTAAACCATCTACGTCTGCATGAAGCTAGAGCATATTATGTTTATAAGATGTACCCATACTCTGCTGGATTGGCGGCTGGGTCTAGTATAGACATTGCATTAGCATTTCCTGCTGGCACAACGCCACACCTTATCTTTCAATACGAAAGTGCTGGTGAGTCTGAGTTCTATATGTACGAAGCGCCAACAACATCTGGTGGAACTGCATTAACTAAGCATCGTAGAAACAGAAACGTTGTTACAACTAGCGTTGCGGCCGCTGTCATTGCTCCAACTGTAACGTCAGTAGGCACAGAGGTGTATTCTGAGTTCATCCCTACTAGTAACAAAGGGGGTGGTGGTGGCAGTTATAGCTTTGAGTTTGTGTTGGCTCCATTGACAACATACTTGTTTAGGCTAAAAAATGTAAATGCACAACCTCACCCTTGTAACTTAAGAATTGAATGGTATGAATAGGAAAAATTATGGCTGAAATGAGATTAAAACCAGAAGATATTTTAAAACGTCACGAGATTGCTCTGACTAAGAAAGAGGAGTTCCGTAGCCTGTATGACGAGGCTTACGAGTTTGCATTGCCACAACGTAATCTGTATGACGGATTCTACGATGGCAAGGTAGGCGGTGCCAAGAAGATGAATCGTGTCTTTGATGCTACGGCTATTAACTCTACACAACGCTTTGCTAACCGCATGCAGTCTGGCATATTCCCACCGCAAACTAAGTGGTGTCGTCTTGAGGCTGGCACTGATATACCTGCTGACCGTAAGGCTGAAGCCCAAGGTGCGTTAGACGTTTATACCGAGAAGATGTTTGCTACTATCAAGCAATCTAACTTTGACATTGCTGTAGGCGAGTCATTCTC